TCATGCGGTCCGGACGGACGTCAGCCTGCTCCTGAGAAAACATAGCGGGCTCCTGATGCGCCCGTTGCTGCGCTCGATTTCCTTCAAGGCGGCTTCCAGCACACGGGGGGAGTCCGCGGACAGATGCAGGATCTCATGCTGCTGTGCCGGAGAAATGCCTAGACGCTCAAGGGCGGCACGGAAACCGTCCTGCCTCTTTTCTCCTGAACATTCAGCGTTGTACTTGCGGATATAGTTCTCTATCAGCGGAGTGAGGCAGCCGCCCACACTGTAACGGTAGTCACCGTTACGGATGCTGTCCTTGACGGCGGCTATGGCGTACTCCAGGGGCATGGCCGGATAACGGGCTTTCAGAATGCACGCCCAGCGGATCTGGTCATCCTTCAGGTTCAGGTATTCCAGATCGGATTTTAAAGTCCGGATGGAATTGTCCTCCTCATCCGTCTTTTCCTGAACGGATGTAAAGGAGCTTGAGGATGATATGTTTTCTTTTCTTTCCTTTATATTGTAAGCTTCCGGAATATTCACGGATTCTTCCGGAATAAATCCGGTTTTTTCCGGAAGAATCCCCTCTTTCAAAGGAACGGGCGCTTCTGAAGGTTCCGTGAAGGGAACAGAGGTGACTGCCACAGATCCACAGATCGGAACGGACGCCGCTTCCACAGGAAGCTGTGCCCGGGAAACCGGGAAGGAGGATTTTTCTTCGGAAAGAAGATTTATTTCTTCCGGAATGACTGTCTTGCGCTTGGCCGCTTGACACATGGACACATATCGGATCTGGATGGAGTGCCCTGTCAGAATGCCGTACTGTTTCCAGATTCCGGCATTGAACAGCCCCGTTTCCGTACAATAGTTGATGATCCGGAGAACCTCCTCTTCCCTCATGTTCCAGTATTCCGCACAATCGAACAGCTCGTCCTGTGTGAAACGGATATAACAGCCTTCCACACGGTAGATCTCATTCAGGACATACTGGTATATCGCATAACCGGCACAGCTGTGTTCCTTTCTCAGCTTGCGGATCTTGATGTCACGGAACCGGTCCGTTTCGGCCCTGTAGTACTCAAAGCCTTTTCTGGCAATTCTTCCCATAATTATACGTTTTAAGAATTTTTTTTCAGTGTGAAACAAACAGGATTCGAACCTGTATCACCAGCCTGCATACAATGCGGTGACTTGCCTGTTAGTCCATTGTTCCGTTACGATTCTGATAAATATCTCATTAAACTATCCTTATCTCTAAAAAGTCTTTTTCCCCATTGTGGATAATTGTTTCTGGGCACACTTAGCCCATCTGACAGCTTATAAACCATAAGAAAACTATCATCAGTATAGGATATTTCGATAATTATTTTGCTTATACTTGTATGGATAATGTTATCCCCGCTCAGATAGCATACGCTATCTCCTACGTTAAATTCAGTATCTATATTCATACCTATATCGTTATTAGTCAATTACCAATCTCCACCATCATTTAATATGCCATCAATAGTAGTTACACTATTTTCAATATTGCTACCTCCATATTGCGTAAATTCCGGTGTAGGATTATTGTCTGTATCTCCATGCATCATTACATGAAGCGAACCACTGGCTGAATACAGCCAAAGACGCTTACCATCCTTTTCCCACTTTTTTGCAAGTCGTTTCAGAGAGTCAATCAACTTACATTCTTCGGGAGTACATTCTATCCCAGCTTCTGTTTGATATTTGCTCATATCGAATTAATTTTAAATATTAATCTTTTTCTAAAAAAGTGTTAGTAGTATTCAACACTCCGGCTGAATCCCGATTTTTACCATCACGCACAAAAAAACTATCGCTTAACAGCCTTTCATAATCGATTTTATTCATAAGAATAACACTCGCATTGCCATCTATATACAGTTTGCATTGCATGAATTGAGTTCCTTTTACTTCCTCAATTACATCTATTTGCATTGTTCTTTTTTTACTCATATCTGTCCAATTTTAAAATTTCATCAATAGATGATAAAACACTCTCCAGTCTTTCCAACTGCTCAGAGTATTTCATAAGAAGATTTTCTTCTCTTTCCGTAGCCTCCCCTCCATTGTGAATATCATTATACTTTTCGTATTTTGATTTTACACTCTTATATGCTTTCTGAAAGAACGGAAGCAATATCTTACATTCCTCTTTGGTCATACAGACCGTTATCTCGTATGGAGATGAATACGATTTTCTTGTGCTATCTATGTAACTCATATCTGTTCCGTTTTGAGGGTTATTTTATCACATCTGTTAATCGGTGTTTTTACTTCTTTCCCATACCACGAACACCAATAATATGGCTGAAATAAATTGGGTGAATGCGTGCAATATTTACATCTTTCACACAGGTGGATTCCATTCATTTTTAAATTTTTTGAGTATTAATTTTTTTCAATGAAAGTATTGGTTGTATTCAACACTCCGGCTGAATCTTGACTTTTGCCATCTCTTATGAAGATTCCTTCTTCTTTCAGCCTTTCATAATCGATTTTATTCATAAGAATAACACTCGCATTGCCATCTATATACAGTTTGCATTGCATGAATTGAGTTCCTTTTACTTCCTCAATTGCGTCTATTTGCATTGTTCTTTTTTTACTCATATCTAATTCATTTTGAATTATTTTTTATAACTACCGCCATTGTACTAATAGAAGTGCCACTCTCTTTAAACTCGCCTGCGCTGATTTCAAACACTTCTCCATGTACTTCTTTCAGCCAGTTGCGGAAATCAATACATTTCTTTTCCGAAGCGAATTTCCAGTGTTGGCTGGTTATTGCTGCAAGCGTGCCGCCTTCTTCCAAGCGTTCATACATAAGCCTGACATGCTCTATATCCTGATTACCGGAAAACGGAGGATTTGCAATAATCTTAGTGTAACTACCTACACTGTATTTGGTAAAATCTTCATCAAGCAATATTACGTTGTTAAGGGTGTGAAGAAATTCTCTGTTTTCTGGCATCAGTTCATAACATTCAACCATTACAGAAGGACAAGCTCGGTGGATTGCTTTAATAAGCGCGCCACGCCCGGCACTCGGCTCCAGTACCGTATCATCCTCATGTATCCCTCCGGCAAGCATAACCAGCCAGTCGGCAACATCGGCCGGAGTCTCAAAAAACTGGTATTCCTGTTGAAGGTTACACCGCTTACCTTCTTTCAAAATGGGAAACACACGTTCCGGATTAAACGGAAATGTGAAACCCTGTATCTTCCCACCTTGCCATGAGCCTCCGGCTTCTTCTATCCACTTCTTTGCTTCAGCATAAGACTTTTTGTTAAATTGAACTTGAGGAAGTTTCAGAACACCGTCCTCAAGAGTACAATGTTTCAATATCTCTTCCACACTCCATTTTTTGCCTTCGTCAGCCTGCTTTTTCTTTTCAGCTATCGGAACATCCGGCGCTAACAGTGAAGATATTTTTTCTACAACTATGTTGCTTGCGTCCATGAAGGCACTGACGCAAGATATCGCTTCGATCAAGAAATCGGTGTCAACATGCCCGGTATTGTCATAGATGTCTACCCCTTCGGTCATGGATGACAGTTCATTGAGCTGCGCAACACTACCATGTAACGTTTCGATTAAAATCTTTTTTTTGTTCGTCATAACTTTTCTGTAAATAAATTCTTGTTGTGTCTACACTTCCATGACCGAGAAGATCGGCCAGTTGAATAACATCTTTGTTTTTTTTCAGGAACATTTTAGCGAAAAAATGTCGGAAGGCATGCGCGTGCATCTTCTTTAAATCAATGCCGCAATGTTTCCCCCATGCTTTCAAGTGCTGGGAAAAGCCACGCTGTGTGAGCGGGCCGAATCTCCCTACCACAAAAATCCCGGTCTTACCATATTCCTTAGCGTAAACCTTCGCTTCCTGCTGCAATTGCTTTTGGAAGAAAAAACGTCTGTACTTGTTACCTTTACCTTTCAATGTAACCTCACCACTAATTATATCCTCCCATGTAAATCGTTGAAATTCCGACAGACGGGCGCCCGTTGTACCCAATACCTTGATAAAAAAGTAGTAATCCTTATTGTTTTTTCCCTTGAGATATTCCAACAGCCGGTTATATTCCTCTTCGGTCGGCACATTGTTCACATCAAGCTTGCGCTTTATTTTAGGACGCTTCAGTTCTATAGGCTTCTTCAGCCATTTAGAAAATCTTTCGATTGCTGTAATCCGCAACCGGATGGTAGCGGGAGATAATTTTTCTTCTTCAAGACTTTTTATAAACCTCCTGCAATTATCCATGTTTACCTCATTGGCGTATTCGAAATACTTCTTTATGGATGTGTAATATACATCAACTGTATGAGAAGAGTAATCATTGTTGTCAGTCAGCCATATAATGAAATCATGAAGTTGTTTCTTGTTCTTCTCCGAAATGACATCAAGTTTTTCCAAAGGTTTCACCGTCTTTTCCCTTTTTCCATATCCGATGTTGAGAAAGGATAATAGATCGCATATAGCTGAGCACATTAATGAATGACGCACCATGACATCTGCATTTTCACGCTTGTAATTCAAATAACCACGGCGGTTCACTTCTTTGGTCATTTCTAAAAAATCCGTGACATGCTTGATATATTTCCCGACAGTATCATAAGTCCTGCCTGTTGCGAATAAGTAAGAAATATAATCAGTTAATATCTTCTGTCTGTCATTATTCATAATTTATCTGTTTCGAATCAAACTAGACCAGCCCACTCATTAATCGTAGCATTCAAAGCCCCCATAACAAGCATCTTGTCACTTTCGTCATACTCCATAAGCACCTCCACTATCCGGTCACCATTACAATCATTGTATTCCCTTCCTGTTTGAATATTGACAGGAAGACCGTTCTCGTGGACTGCTTCAAGCCATGCCTCAAGCAATCCTTTATTCATTTCTATTTTAGCACTTTTCATAATTTCTTACTTTAGCAATAACAGACGATCCATTCTTCTTTATACCAATCTCGTCCAACACCAATACATCAGGATATTTTGTCACCCATTCCGGAAAATAATTTGTTGTCAGAACAACAGTAAAATCACCTTGGAAATAATCCCCTCTGACCAACGCCTCGTAATACTGTAACTGCCATTCCGGGATGTCATCAAACACCATTACATCAACATTTGTATCAATATGTTCCAAGAAACTTTTAAGACTTGATGATCTGACATCATAAAAAACACTACGCTTGTTTTCGCACATTTGAAGTGCCAACTGAGTTTTTCCACACCGAGGAGCTCCTACTAATAGTATTACTTTCATATCATTCACAATTTAAGTTTATCACATTTATTAATTTCTACTACAAGTTATTCACGCTCAAATATTTTCACTCCAGCCACTTCTTCTATCTTATCCTTCGCTAGTTCAGGTATTCGTACCCAACCACTCCGCCAATTATTAAACGTATAAATCGGCACCTTGCATTCATCAGCGAGCCTTTTAGCCATCTCAGATGATTCACATACTGGTAAACTGCGCAAATAGGTTCGTAATGCCATGCCATCCATTGTTTTTTTCTTCTTTTTTTCTTCCATATTTAATTAAATATTGAATATTGTTTTGTAGATTTATAATGCAAATATAAATTTAAGGAAATTAATTTCCAAACGCTTTAATAATTAATTTCCTATCATTTTAATTATAAATATGAAACACTTTGGAAATCAATTAGATGAATTATTTAGAAAAAAAAGAATTATTCAAAAGGATTTTGCTGATAGAATGGGGGTAACTGCGGTTACTATAACTAAATGGAAATCCCAAGAAAGTATTGATGCCGCTAAATTGGAGGCAATATC